AACCTTTGACCTAACTGCAACATTGCAAGAAAAAACAAGGTTAGAGGAAAATGAAAAGAAACTTGCAGAATTAAGCCAAAAACAAGCCCAAGAACAACCAAAACCTATTAAGGTTGAGGAAACGCCAAAACAAGAACTAAAACAAGTGGATTTTAGGGTTTGGGCAACCCAGGAACAATTAAACACCATTAGAGAGTTTTTAATTCAAAACAATATTAAATATGGCAAAGTGCCAACTAACAATTAGGAGGATATATTATGTTAGCATGTAAAGATTACAATAAATTATTAAATAAAAAACAAAAGGTTGCAGACAAAATTGCAAGAACACAAAGAGAAAAAGATTTAAAGGTTGATACAATCAACAAACAATATGAAAACAAACTTGATAAATTAATGCGTGAACAAAGTGAAATTAATATCCTTGTTTCTAACACACAAGAATATGTGGCAAAGAATAGATAGGAGTTTTTATGAAAGATATAAATTTAATGTATGCTTTTGCAAAATCGCTTGCAAATACAATGGCAAATGAAGAAAAAAAAGAAATCAAAAACCCAGAACTTGCAACATTTGTAAAAGATTTAGAATCCTTAAAAATAAGAGCTGAAAAAATTATTGCTAAAAGCAAAAATACTTACAATCAAAAAGAATTTAAAGCGTTTATTGCAACATGTTCTGTATTTGCAATGGGTTTAGATGAGGTGTTTCATGATTACATACACCAAGATTTAGAAAAATTAACAAAACCAAATGGAGGCAAAAAACATGGCAAATAGTTTAGCAACAACAAAACAACAAAGTTTATCCCAAAAAGCCACAAAAGAATCATTTAGTATGTATATAACCAAAGATGCTATTGCTAAAAAGGTTAATAGCATGGTTGGTGGTGAAAATGGGCAAAGATTTATAACATCGATTATTAGTGCAGTAAGCACAAACCCACAATTGGCAGAGTGTAGCCACCCAACAATTTTAAGTGCTGCATTGCTTGGTGAAAGTTTGAAATTATCACCTAGCCCACAATTAGGGCAATATTACATGGTGCCATTTAAGAAAAAAGCCAGATATGATAAAGCTGGCAATTTAATTGAACCAGAAAGCAGTGTTGCAACATTTGTGCTTGGTTACAAAGGTTATATTCAATTAGCCATTAGGAGTGGTTATTATAAGAAAATAAATGTTATTTCAATTAAAGAGGGTGAACTAATTAATTATGACCCACTTAATGAAGAACTTAATGTTAAGTTAATTGAGGATGATGAAATTAGAGAATCCAAACCAACAATTGGCTATTATGCAATGTTTCAATACAATAATGGCTTTGTTAAGTCAATTTATTGGTCTAAAAAGAAAATGCTTGCACATGCAGATAAATATAGTGCTGCCTTTAATGCAAATGATTTAGCATTGTTAGAACAAGGCAAGGTTGCAGAAAAAGACATGTGGAAATATAGCAGTTTTTGGTATAAAGATTTTGATGGCATGGCTCACAAAACCTTATTAAGACAGCTTATAAGCAAATGGGGTATTATGAGCATTGAAATGCAAAAAGCAATAGAGGCAGATGATGCTGTTATCAATGAAAGTTTGAACCCAGAATTTGTTGACAATGAAGAATTGCAAGAACAAATTTTTGAAACGCAAACCGAAATTGAGCAAGATTTAGAAAATGCAGAAAACATAACTATTATAGAGGATGATGACCCTTTCAATAGTTAGTAAAAGGAGTAAGTTATGAGCAAAACAACTATGCGTGCTAGTTTTATATTTTATAGTTCATACTATGAGGCTATAAGTGAATTACCACCAGAAGAACAAGGGCTAATTTACAAAGCAATTATAGATTATGGCATTGCACAAGTAGAACCAACAAACCTTACTCCTGCTGGCAAAATGTGTTTTAAATTAATTAAACCAACAATAGATGCAGCCCTTTCAAGGTATGATGCTAGTGTTGAAAATGGCAAGAAAGGTGGAAGACCTAGAAATAACCCACAAGAAACCCAACAAGAACCTAGCAAAAACCTAGAAGAAACCCACACGAAACCTACAAATAACCTAGGGCAAAGCCAAATTGAACCTAGCAAAAACCTTAATAAAGATATGGATATAGATGTAGATTTAGATATAGATAAAGATAAAAATTTTAATAATTTTAATAAAGAAAGTAAGAAAGAATTATATAAAAGCGCGCGCGCAAATGATGAACAAATACAACCTATATCTAAAACTAAAAAGCTGGAAAGTTATGAGCAAATAATGGATGACTTTGCAGTTGATGACCAAGGTTTAAGGGATGCACTATTTGAGTTTATTAGGCATTGTCAATTAAATGGCAAGATGGTAACCAACGATAAATTAAAAAACTTAATTTTAAGGTTGGATTTTGCTTACCCACATGCCATGCCAAATGAACATGGTCGAGAGTTGCCTGCTGATTGCTGGAAAATAAAAGCAATTAAAAAGGCAATAAATTCTGGTTACTTTGATATTCCAGATTTAAGAGATGGTATTTAGGAGGGGTAAATGCAACTATTATTTGAACAATTGGTTAAACAATACAATGATATTAAGCGTGAAATTAGGCGCTTAATACTTAAACAACAAGAGTTAAGAGAATTGGGGTGCCTACCAAGAACAAGTGAGTTTGATGGCATGCCCAAGGCTCCTGGTTATAATGGTTCACCGGTTGAAAAGTTTATTATTAGGTTAGATGAGTTAGAACATGAACAAATGGAACTAGAAAATAAACTCGAAACCATAAGAAAAGAAATAACCAATTATATTGACAAAATACCTGGCTCGACCATTAGAGAGGTTATGGAATTTAAAATCTTTATGGGTAAAGGGTGGCGCTATATTGCACACAATGTGAATTATAGTGTAAGTAGGGTTAGGCAATTTTATGATGAGGGGCTTTCAATAATTAGAAAAGCCCAAGGTGGCACAAATGAAATTGGGAAATTATGAAACTAACGAAATTTACAACGAGGATTGCATTAAAGCAATGCAAACCTTACCCAACGAGTGTATTGATTTTATATTAACCGACCCACCATACAACATTAATTTTAGTTCACAACATAGGCAAGAAAAGTTTGAGGTTATTATGAACGATAATTTAAGCAATGAGGACTTTGACAAATTGCTCAATGATTATTTTGAACAATGTTTTAGGGTGTTAAAAAACAATAGTTTTCTTATAACCTTTATGGGTTGGTCAACCATACCAGCATTTAACAAAGCATTAACCAAAGCTGGTTTTCAAATAAAATCAATGCCTGTATGGGTTAAAAATAACTTTGGTTTAGGTTATTATACTAGACCACAATATGAGCCAATGTATTTGTGCATGAAAGGTAACCCAAAACCACCCAAGGTTGCCATTAGTGATGTTTTAACCTATGCAAAAGTTCAAGATTTGATACATAGTTGTCAAAAACCTTTACCTCTGTTAATTAAACTAATTCAAACATTTGGTCCAAGGGGGGGGGTAGTTCTAGATGGATTCGCAGGTTCTGCTAGCACAGCAATTGCTGCACTAGATACACAAAACGAATTTCTAGTTTTTGAATTAGACCCAAAACCCTTTAACAATGCCAAACAAAGGATTGCAAAAAGAAAAGAACAGCCAACAATATTTGATTTGTTCCAAGTAGATTTGCAATCACAACAATCAACATTATTTGATAACCTGGAGGAATAAATGGAAGAATTTAACCTATTTGACCTATTGCCAGAGGGCAACCCATTTAAGCCAACAAAAGCCGATGATTATATTTGGCACTTAAAAGATTTGGAAAATGTGCCTAAAAACAATAAAAGTGTGTTTTCCTGTTTTGCTTGTGGGGGGGGGGTCAACCATGGGTTATAAGTTGGCAGGGTTCAATGTTATAGGTTGCTGTGAAATCGACCCCAAAATGAATAAAATTTATAATCTTAACCACCACCCCAAACACAATTTCTTAATGGATATAAGAGCATTTAATGAAATACCCAACAATGAATTGCCACAAGAATTGTTTAACCTAGACATTTTAGATGGTTCACCACCTTGCACAACATTTTCAATGGCTGGCAAGCGTGAGGAAACATGGGGCAAGAAAAAGAAATTTAGAGAGGGGCAGCAAGAACAAACACTTGATGATTTGTCTTTTGTGTTTATTGACACAGTTGCCAAGCTGAAACCCAAAGTGGTGGTTATGGAAAACGTAGAGGGCTTGCTTAATGGCAATGCTTGGGACTATGTTAAAAAAATATACCAACAATTTAATGCTATTGGTTACAATGTAAACCATTGGTTGTTAAAAGGTGAAATGATGGGCGTGCCACAAACAAGACATAGGGTTGTGTTTGTAGCCCACCAAAAAACCTTAAATTACCCAAAATTGGAATTAAACTTTAATTATGAAAAAGTGCCTTATGGCTTAATAAAAACCCCACATGGGTTGCCTTTAAGCGAAAATAGGGCAAAAACAAAAGAATTATTGGCTAATGTTAAATATGGTGAAAGTGATCTTGCTGGAGCAAGTATGCGTTTATACAATAAAAATTCATTTTTCAATAGCCAAGTTCTATATGATGATAGGGTTGCCCCAACCATTAGGGCTGGTGCCGCCGATTATTATAGGTATGGAACCCAAGAACAGGTAAGCCAGCAAGACATTATAACTATTAGCACATTTCCACAAGATTACAATTTTGTTTCAAATGCAATAAGCAATGTTTGTTATATTTGTGGGATGAGTGTGCCACCAATAATGATTAAAAGGGTGGCAACCGAAATTTACAACCAATGGTTTAATAAGGAGTGATTATGGATAATAGATGGCATTACTTTTCACTAGCCATAAATGTTATGGTTGCTGCTATAAACATTATTATTGCAGTGGTTTATGGTATAACCTGGGTTACTTTCATTACAGCTTGGGTTTGCTTTATAATTGCCCATGCCTTGCTTTGCTTTTGCAATGTAGCCCATAACAATTGGCGAAGATATAACAATGCTAAAATTAAAATATTAACTAGGGTTATTGAATTAAGGCAAGAAGAAATTAACAAGTTGGAGGCAAAAGATGAAATGGGAAAAGAAAGATAATTATTGGGTTGCCAAAGGCAATGATGGTAAATTTATAATTAAAAAGAAAAGCATATTTTACTATGCTAGTTATACAAGTCAAACAACCACATTTAATTTGCCTAGAAACACATCAATTAAAGCCGTTAAGCAAATGTGCCAAGATAACTTTTATTGGGAGGAATAAATGGCTACAAAAGAATATTATGTGTTGAGCTGGAGCAGGGGCAAAGATTCAAGCGCATTATTAGTGTATATATTGCAAAAAAAGTTACCACTTAATGCAATAATAACATGTGATATAATGTTTGATAAAAAAATAAGTGGTGAACATCCTCTTATGGCACAATGGCTAGATGAGGCAGAGCAAAGGGTTAATTGTTTATTAAAAAAATTTGGATATGAACATGTTAAAATAATCCATTTAACAGCAAAAAGAATTTCATTGAGCAATTTTATACCATAAAGCAAAAGGGCAACCACATTGGGGATTATTATGGCTTTCCTTATATTGTAGGCGCATGGTGCAATGGTAGATTAAAACTTGACCCAACAGATAAATACATTAAACAATTATTAAAGCAGGGTTATTGTGTTACTGAATATGTAGGCATTGCAAGTGATGAACCTAAAAGGTTGAAAAGATATAAAAAATTAACAACCAATAATCATAAATACATAACACTTGCAAAGTTTATGGTAACAGAACAGAAAGCATTAAGAACATGTAAATATTGGAAATTATTGTCCCCCAAATATGAAAACTCATTTAGGTGTGGGTGTTGGTTTTGCCCAAAGCAATCATTACACGATTTATATAATTTATGGAAATATCACAATGATTATTTTGAAAAATTGCTAAAAATCGAAAAAGATTCTCACAACACCTTTAAACCTAATACAACACTTGCTGAAATTAAAGCAAGATTTGAAAGGGGTTACATCCCTAAAAGAAAAAAATAGGAGGAAATATGAAAACTTGTTATAAATTCATTGGTGATTATAGCAAACTTAAAAAACTTGGCTATAATCGCATGCCTTTTCTAGAGGGTGATGATGGCTACCAAATTTGGGGCAAAAAGACAAATAGTTGTTCAATTATGATTTATGAGTTTGTTTCTGTAAAGGTTTATAGAGAACTTGCAGGGCTTACCTATACCGACCCAGAATTAATAGCCTCATATATCAAAGATTTAATTAAAAATAAATTGGTTAAGGTGGTGGATTATGCTTAAATTTAAAGCAAAAGGTGGGCATATTGCCTACAAATGCACTTATGATGAATTAGTGCGTATTTATGGTGGTGTTTATGCTTATAGGTGCGATTTTTGTTCCAAGATAAGCAACACATTTTATATTGTGCCGGTCCTTAATGGTGGCTATTGTGATAAATGCTTTGAAAGACGGGATAATGAAAAGGTGTTTTATGTTGAAGATTTACCTTTTCAAAAAACATTTATTAAATACATTGAAGAGTTGGCTAAAAGCCTTGGCATAAAAATTGAACACAAGGAGCAAAAGCGTGGCAAATAAAAAAGAGAAAGCATACACCATAACTTGCCCATATTGTGGCAAAGAACAATATTGTCACCCTAGCATATTTCACTACATGGGTTTATGCGATATGGGTGGCGGCAATTGCTTGGGTTGTGGCAACCACATGCAAATAATTTATGATATAAAAACAGATTCTATGAGCACAAGAAAGTGGGAGGAATTTGTAAACGAAATTAACAAACAGGAGGAAAATAATGTTAAGAATAGTAAAAGAAAAAGAACTTAAAGACCTTGAGCAATTTGGCTTTCACAGCTTTAAGGCAAATAGAAACCAAACAAACTATTATAGATGCTTTGCACGTGGTTGCAAGGTTATAATTATAAACAATGTATTAAGAGAGGTTGTTATAAGCGAGTGGTATGATGATGACACAAGAATCCACAAAATACCAAAATGCAACAGAAAAGACACAACCCCAATTGAAGATGTTTTGTTTGATTTAACACAAGCCGGTTTTATTGAAAAAATAAGCAAACAAGAAAGCGATAAAACCTTTATGGCGTTTGCAAAAGGGGTGGCAAATGAAACTATTTAGCACAGAACAAGTAAGCAAATACCACCCAGACAAATATGCTGACCAAATAAGTGATGCAGTGCTTGCATCATGCCTAGCACAAGACCCATTTAGTAGGGTTGCATGCGAGGTTATGGTTAAAGATGGTTATATTGTTTTAGGTGGTGAAATAAGAACAAATGCCAAGGTTGATTATGAACAAGTGGCAAGGCGTGTTGCTAGAAAACTTAAATATAAAGTTAGCAAGGTTATTAACCTTATAGGGCAACAATCAAATGAAATATATAATGGAACTACAAAAGCAAGTGGTTTGGTTGGAGCTGGTGACCAAGGCATTATGTTTGGTTATGCTACCAATGAAACTGAAAGTTATTTGCCTTATGCTTTTGATTTGGCAAACAAAATTATAAAAGCCATTGAGGATGATGTTGAACACAACCCTAACACTATTTTAAAGGGTGATGCAAAAACACAAGTTACAACAGACCTAGACCAAAGGCAAGATATTGGTGCTATTCACAAGATTTTAGTTAGTGTATGCCACCAAAAGCGTGTTTCCTTGGTGAAAGTTCGCAATTACATAAAAGACCTATTACAACCCCTTTTAAATGGGTTTAATGGCAAGTTGGTTATAAACCCTGCCGGATTATGGACTATTGGTGGTCCAACAGCAGATTGTGGGCTTACAGGTAGAAAAATAGTTTGCGACCAATATGGTGGTTATTGTGCAGTAGGTGGCGGTGCCTTTTCTGGTAAAGACCCAAGCAAGGTTGATCGTAGTGCTGCCTATATGGCAAGACACATTGCTGTTGATGTTATTAAAAGGTTTACAGGTGTTAAAACATGTGAGGTGCAACTTGCTTATGCAATAGGACAAGCTGACCCAATGAGTATTAGGGTTATAACCGATGGCATTGATGCTCCAGATTATATTTATAGGCATGTTAAAAACTATTTTAAACTAACACCTAGTGGCATGATCGATGAACTTGGCTTGCTTGGTTGGGATTATGAAAAGGTTGCCGAGGGTTGCCATTTTAGAGAAAACATTAATTGGTAATTCTATTCAAACATTATTGAGGTGGAGGTTTAGTTATGGTTCGTAGGCGCATAAACATGGAAAAGCAACTATTTAAAGAGGGTGAAACTATTTATACAACCCATGATGGCGAGGTTATACCATTTTATGTAACTGCAACAGCAATTAGAACAACCCAAAAGGGTGTTAAAATTAGGGATTACTATTGCAATTGTAAGAAACATAACATGCCACTACCATCACATAAAGGCAATAATGGGCGTGATAGAATTAGGCAGAACCACAACCTATTTAAGACACCGGAACAAGCCCAAAAGTATTTAGTTAAGCAACAAAGAATTAACAAATTGCCAAAGCCGGCAAAATGTTCCAATAAGGATAATTAATATATTATTTTATTATTTATTAATTATATATAAATATTATAATAGGGGTAGGTATGACAAAGTTAGATAAAAAAGTGGATGAAATCATGGCAATGTTGCCCAGCTTTAATAAAATGCTTTATATTGGCTCAATGCCTGTGCCTGGTAAGTTTGTGCTTAAAAGCAAATTGGTTGATATTGAAATAATAGAATTTCACAAAGGAACCAAAACAACATATAAAATGCTAGATGGCACAAGATACACAAGCATGGTATATAATGAAAAGCATTATAAAGAAGAATTAAGGGCAATTAGGCATAGAATCTATAAAGATATAGAGAAATATTTAAAAAATAAGCAAAAAGTTGGTTAATAAGCCAACTTTTTTATTAAATTAAGCAAGATATACACACAAGCGTGGATAACTTGTTGAAAAGTTAACACAAAGTTGTTAATTTTACTAAAAACTTAACACTAAAATTGAAAAAACTGCACAAATTGCACACTTTTAGCAGAAATTAGCAGAAATTAGCACCTTTTATTCACTTGTAACACTTGGAATAATGTGTTATAGTATAATAGCGAAATAATACATAAAAGCATCCATTTGGGGTGCTTTTTGTGTTTTTAAGGAGTTGTAAGGTAGTGTTTAACACCCATCACTAACTTACAGGGCAAAACCGGATACCAACAAACGCATTGTGGTTTTGGTGGGATTTTAGCGTTGGTAAATATTTTATATTAAAGGAGTTTATTATGGAAAATGTAAACAATGAATCACAAGTTGTAAAAATTAAACCAGAGGAAATCGAAACATTACCAGAACTTGGTTTTGTTGATGAAGATGACACAATGGTATTAGATACAGAAACCGGAGCAGTAGGTGTTGACAAAGAAACAGGTGTTGTTGCAGTTGTTAGCGATGGTGTAAGTATTGAAGAACTTGCTGTTGTTAGTGAATTAGTTGCTAGTGGCATTGCTGAAACTGTTAGTGCAGATGGTGTTGATGCAGAAACAGTGAAAGATGAAATGCAAGGCAATTCTAATGGTGATAATAATTTAGAGGAGTAAAAGTTGTTTAATATTATATATAAATAATATATTATATTAATATTTATTATTTTTTTTATTATTTATTATTATATATATTATATAATATAATAAAGAGCAATTAAGTGTTGTGCATGGAAAATAAACAACAAGTAAACTTAACACCAAAACAATTAAGATTCTGCCTAGAATATTTAAAGGATTTCAATGGAACACAAGCTGCAATTAGAGCTGGTTATAGTAAAAAAACAGCCAATGAGCAAGCATCAAGGTTGTTAGCCAATGTTAATATTCAAAATCAAATAAAGGAAAACAACCAAAAGGTCGAAAAATCCAACATTATGGATATACAAGAAATCCAAGAAAGGTTGACAAACATGGCACGTGGTGATCTACAAGAAGAGGTTATTGTAGTGACCGGTGATGGTGATGGTTATAGTAGCGCCCAGGTTATGAAAAAACAAATTGGTGCAAAGGACCAAGCCAAGGCATTAGAACTATTGGGCAAAGCAAATGGCTTGTTTATTGATAAAGTGCAAAACATGAGCCCACCACAAATAGTTGATGATATTCCACCCAATGAGGTAGATTAGTGCTGGTCGCACAACCACAAGTTCAAGTTAGATTAAGCAAGGTTTTAGCCCCTGCTTTTTTTAATGTTCACAACTATATAAAAAATGGGACTTATAGTGACTACTATTTTAAGGGTGGGCGTGGTTCATGTAAGTCCTCAACACCAAGTATTGAAATAATACATGGTATGATGGCAGACCCTAATGCCAATGCAATGTGTGTTATGAAAGTTGGCACAAGCATTGAAACCGGTGTGTTTAACCAAATACAATGGGCTATTGATACATTAGAGGTTACTGCTTATTGGAAATCAAACAAGAACAACCACTCTTTCACTTATATCCCAACAGGGCAAAGGATTTATTGTAGGGGTTGTGATGATGCAAGTAAATTCAAGTCAGTAAAATTGGTGCGTGGTTATTTCAAATACCAATGGTTTGAAGAATTAGATGCTTTTGATGGCATAGCTGAAATAAGAAAGGTGCAACAATCCTTAACTCGTGCCGGCTTAACAAAAGCCATAAGGTTTTATTCTTACAACCCACCAAAAACCATCGACCATTGGGTTAATAGGTTTATATTGGACTTGCAAAAAGACATCAACGATGGCAAGGTTACAAATGCCATTGTGCATCATAGCACCTACTTAACTGTTCCAAAAGAGTGGTTAGGTCAACAATTCATAGATGATGCTGAACAACTTAAAAGAACCAAACCAAAAGAGTATGAGCATGAATATTTGGGCGAAATCACAGGCACAGGTGGTCAAGTATTTGCTAATGTTCAATCATTAAATATAACACAAGAAAAGTTAGACACATTTGGTTATATTTATAGAGGTCTGGATTGGGGCTTTGCAGTTGACCCAACAACAATGCAAGCTGTTTATTATGATAGGGCTAAAAAAGATTTGTATATTTATGATGAGATATACGATTATCAAATAACCTATGATATGTTGGCAACCAAAATAAAACAACACAACCCCAACAATATGCTTGTTAGGGCAGATTCTGCTGAACCTAGGAGCAATAGTGAAATGCAACAAAGGGGCATTAACATTTATGGGGTTAAAAAAGGTCCTGGTAGTGTAGAACATGGCATTAAGTGGCTACAATCACTTAACCATATTTATATTGACCAGCTTAAATGCCCAAATGCTTATAGAGAGTTTATTGGCTATGAATATGAGCAAACAAAGGATGGCAACTTTAAAAGTAGTTATCCAGACAAAAACAACCACGCCATTGATGCTGTGCGCTATGCACTAGAAGATATAATTTTAAGTGGTGCAGGTGGTAAAATTAATGTAGTAAGGTAAAGGAGTATATTATGCTTAATGATTTAAGTTTTCTTAACACCGGCAAATTGTTTCCACCGGTAGATGAAACTGAACGCTTGCAAAACTATGAAGATAATTTGTTATTGTTTAAAGATAGCACCTACCTAGTAAGCAAAAAGAACTTTAAAGATGCTGCTAGTAGGGTTGTGCGAATATTAAACGATTACCAGGATTTAATTGGTTATCCAATTGAATTAAATTATCACAAATTAACAAGTGTTTCAATTAGTGACCTAGTATGTGGCGAAAAGCCAACAATTAAAATAAAAAACAACAAAGAAAGTGAAAAGTTGTTAAATGATTTTAATTTTTATGGCAAGTTGCGTGAGTGGGTTATTGATATTTCAAGGTATGGTGATGCAGTTGCAAGGGTTTATGCTCAAGACACTAGCCAAGAAACAGGAAACGAAACCGGCAAAGGTGCAGTTGCTGTTATGCAACCATCGAGCCTATTTAAAGTTGTTGATGCTGATGATAAAGACCATTTAATTAATATGGTTATAGCAACCCCTAGGGAGTGTGAAGATAGCACCAAAGAAAAACCAAAGTGGGAGTTGCACATACAAATTCATTATAAGGGCTATTATATTAAAAGAATAATGGAACTTAACCCTATTAAAAAAGACACAAGTTATAAATTGCCTAGTGGTAGAACCAATTTAACATTGCAAAGGTTTGAAATTAAAAAACAAAAAGGCAAAGATGAAAAGGTTGCCACAGGGCTTAATGATTTTGCTGTAAGGTCAATGCACCAGCTTATAACAAGTGACAGTTGCTATGGGCATGATGATTATGCCTCACTAGACCCTATTTTGGCTGAAATTTGGGCAAGATTAGGGCAAATAGCAATAATCCTAGACAAACACACTAGACCAGATGTTTATGCTGCTTTATCTGCCTTTGAACAAGACCATAGAGGGCAATGGCACATGAAAGTAGGCGGCGGAAACACCTATGCACTTAATCCTGGCGACCCAACACCTGGTTATTTAACTTGGGATGGTCAATTAGTTGCTTGTTTTAATGAATTGAACCTTTTATTTGAACAACTTTATAAGATTAGTGAAATGGGTCCAATTTATGAGGCGGCAGGTAAAAATGTAAACATTGCTTATGATACAATGCGTGCAACATTTGTTAAACCATTAGCAAAGGCAAAAAGAATAACAACAGACATGGAAAATGAACTAAAACACATTATTTCATTAGTTGCTAGTCTCAATGGAATGACAATTGCCCCAGATGATATAACATTTACTTGGTATGATGGTTTGCCAAATGATGAAAAACAAGAAATTGAAAAGGCAACCATGAAAATAAATGCTGATTTAACTACACCTAAACAAGAAAACATAGATAGGTTTGGCTTAACAGAAGAACAGGCAAATGCAATTGCTACCGAGGTTGATACTAGAAATGCCAACAAGCAACAAGCAATGTTTGGTGGCTTTGGCAACCCAATGCAAGATGATGGTGAGGATGAATAATGCGAAATAACCCAATAAGTGTCAAATATGAACCATTACAAGCAAAGTTGGTTAATAAGGTTCACAACCTTAACAAAAAGGTTTACAATGCAATTAAAAATGCTAATGTAAACACAACAGATGATTTGCTTATGTTTTTAGGCACTTATATAATGTTGCAATTTGGTAGTGTTAGAAAGGCAACAAACAACTATTTAGGGGTTGTTAAGGAAGATATTAAAGAAATATCAAATAACAACAATTTAGCCCCAAATAAAAGCATTATTAACCAAATGCAAAACCAAACCTATATTGAACTAAACACCAACCTTGTATGTGCTGAAAAAGAACTAATGCAAGAGTTTAGAACCGCCACCAAGCCATTTAAGAATAAACCAACACACATAACAGATGTTAAAAGTGTTTTACAACAAGAGTTTATTAAAAATGGTGGTGTTAAGGTTACTTATAAAAATGGTGCTAGGATGCCACTAGATAAATACTTTGCTATGGCTACTAGAACAGCAAGAAACGAAACCCAAAATGCAACAGCTATTGATAATGCTAAAAAACTAGGCACTGACTATGTTTATATGGCACCAAACCATAGTAGTTGCAAAACATGTTCTGCCATGGGCAATAGAGTTTATTGCATTAGTGGTAAGGACCCAAGTTACCCAAGTGTTTATGGCACATTATTTAAGCATGGTTATAATTGCATACACCCACATTGTAGGTGCATGTTAAGACCATATTTCATTGATAACCACACAGCTAATGAAATTAAGGAAATGCAAGAAAGTAGCAATAGGAGTTTTGATCTAGATGAAAGGACAGAACAACAAAGGCAGCAATACCAAGAAAGCCAAGCATTTAACCATAGGCAATGGAGTTCACAACAAAAGTTTGAACAAATGCAAAGAGTTTATGGCAAAGATGCCCCTTACAAAACATTGGGTGGTTTAAGAAGAGGCAGAACACTAGAAAGCCAAAACTATAAAACTGTTAATAAGGCATTGGTTGACCAAAACCAATATAACAGGTGGTTAAATGTTATAGGCAAAGAAAATATGCCAACAACCCTTGCAAAATTCCAAGATTTAAAGTATAATAATCATAAGGAATTTACACAACTACAACATTATAAGAACTCAATTAATAGTGGTGTGGTTACACCTTTGGCTACCTATAAACATTATGTTGCAATAAAGCATAAAGCTGAAAACACACTAATAAACTTAAAATGTGGAGATATTACCACAACCAAAATAAGTGAACATTTTGTTGATAGGGTTATAGGTAGTATTGAACAAAAAAGAAATGGTGTTGCAATATCACAAATTAAAGAGTGTATAACCAATGGCATAGCCAAGGAAATAAAAACAGATTCCAAAGGCAGAAAAAGCCAAAAATATGTTTTAGAAAATGTTTGTATTGTTTCAATTAACCCAGACACAGGCGAATTAATACAAGTAAACCCTACAAGGAGTAAGAAATGAAATTTAACATAACAAAAGAACAAATAGAAATGTTAAAACCACATCTAAAAGACCTTGATAATTTATTAAAAGGTTCATTAGATGATTTTTTGGATGCCCTTGATAGTGCAATGTTAGATGCTATGGATGGTGAAGATTTTAGCATTGAAACAGAAACAAGCATTAAATTGGCTAAACTATATGACCAAATATTGGCACAAAACGAATAGCCAATAACAACAACTTAATTAAACAATTCAAGGTAAAGTGTATGCTTTGCCTTTTTTGTTGCCCTACCGCATGGCATTAAACTAGGAATTAACCACACTTGCTTGGTTTAATAGCAAGAATCTACCGGAACCACCGGAATAAAAAGGAGCATGTTATGGAAGATAACAAAAAAACAACAACTAGCCTAACCGAGGTATTAACAAAGGTTTTAGGCGCCGATTTCGATGCTGAAAAAACAAAAGCATTAGAAAGCGAAATTAACGCTTATATGGGCTCAAATACTGTGCCAAAAAATGTCTTTAATGATAAGAATAGCAAACTTAAAGAATTAAAGGCAAAATTGCAAGAAAGAGCCGATAAGCAAAAGGACTCAAGTGAGTGGCAAAAACAAATAGACACCTTAAATGAGAACCATGCAAAGGAACTTAAAGCCAAGGATGATTTGCTAAACGATTATAGGCTTACCCAAGCACTTAAAGATGGTAAGGCAAAGAACCCAAAAGCTGTTAAGGCTCTATTAGATTTAACCAAACTTACTTTTGACCCAGACACCATTGGTGGTTTAGATGAACAATTAGAAGAATTGAAAAAAGGCAATGATTCTTATTTGTTTGATATTCCAGCAAATAGTGTTAAAAAAGGTGCAGATTTTCCTGCTAACCCAGGACAACCTACCGATGAGGTGAAAACTGCAAAGAAAATAATTTAATTTTAAGGAGGGCACTATGCCAAGAGTAAATGCGTTAAGCATATTTGAAAGTGAAAACACACAAGCAAAATTAAATGAAATCCAAGCTGGTATTGTTGAAAATATCCAAAAGAAAGGTATTTCATTTAGATTAAAATCACAAAATGCAAATTTAGATGATGAAACAGCAGGAACATTTAACTTTAAGAGATTCCAAAATAGTGAATCAAAAGCGTATGGAACTGCAAGAACAAACAACAAAGGTGACCAAATTACAGCACCAGAAATCCCTGTTTCACTTGATGTTGACAAGGAAATTGTGGAAGAGGTTGCAGCCAAAGATGCTAAAAGATTTGGTATTGACAAGTCAGTGGTAAGCATTGTTGAAAAGAGAAAAGCAAACCACGAAATGACACTTTTAGCAGAATTAGAAACTGCCTTTTTTGCAAAAGCTGTTGAAGAGGGCACAAAAATCCCAGGCATCAACTTTGAAACAGATATTGCTGACCAAATGGAAGATATTATCCAAGCAATTGAAACAACTAAAAACAAATATGTTAGAGGTGTGCCAAGAGATTTAATTGCTATTGTTTGTAGACCAAAGGTTTATGGTAAACTTAAAAACTACCTAAACAACAACTACAATGCTAATTTCTCTGTTGCAGAAGAAGAATTGCCAGGTCTTAATGGTGTTGCAGTATTTAGCAACATTTATTTGCCAGATGATGTTGACTTTGTTGTTATGGTTAAAGAATCTGTTGCACAACCAACATCAATTGATGAGTATAGTGGCGAAAGAATCCCACTATCTAATGACTATGCAGTTGAATTGTTCTACTCTTATGGAACAAGAGCATTGGCACCAGACCTTATCAAATATGGTAAAATTGGTGACTATACACCAGCAGAGGCTTAATTTTGGAGGTTTAAACTATGTTAGTTAAAACAATTAAAGATTACACAGATAGAGAAACAAAACAAGTTTTTCGTGTAACTGATAAAAACCCAACTCGCAAAGTAAGTGATGAACGTGGTGCAGAACTTATTGCAAAGGGCGTTGCTATTGAGGTTGTTTATAAAAAAGAAAAAAAGGCAAAAGATGTTGTTGAAGAAACAGCAGAGCCAAAAGAAGAAACAACACCAACTACCGATGAAAACTTGGATGTTGAAAGCAACGAATAATTAAATAATAAAAAGGTGGTGTATTTGCCACCTTTTTTATATGGCTATTGTTAAGTAACCATTGTAGGGGTGCGTTACCCCTAGTAGCCCCAAAAACATTAAATTAAGAGGTAAATTATGTTAGAAATAGGCAAAAACACATATTGCACATTAGAAGATGCAAACCGAATTGTAAAAGAAACCTACCCAATTGGATCTAATGCTGCTTATTGGGATGGTTTAGATGATGAGCAAAAAGAAAATTTGCTTATTGAAAGTGCCGAGGAAATGGAACTATTACCGGTGGCGGGGGTTAAGTTATTTTATAACCAACCTTTACAATTTCCTCGTAGGTCAATGTTTTATAGGCAAAACGATATACCAAGAGAGGTAAAAGATGCCCAGGTTATAAATGCTTTGGATATGTTGCTTATTGAACTAGGAATTAAACAACAAGATGGCAATATTTTAACAAGCAAACAAGCTGAAAAAGAATTGAGGCGTTGGACCTCTGGTGGTTTTAAAATGGGAGGAATTGCAAAATGGTAACAATTAACAAAGATTTATTTGATTTTCCTGTAACTATTAGTGATGAGGAATTTAAAAGTGCAACAGGTTTAGACCTAAAAGAAGAATTAAGTGTTGAACAAGATGTTGAGGTTCAAAAATGGCTTAATGCAGCCCATGATAGTGTTTATAATAGGATTTATAGGGTTGGTGGTAAAACCTTTAAGAATAGAATTATAAATGCCCACATTGAGTATTTAACCAAGCCAATTAAAAGAGCTGTTATAGCACAATTAGAATATATGCTTGATGCTAATGGTGATTATGGCGTAACCGATGGTTCTAACACCAATGCAGATGGTCAATTGGTTGTTGCTAACCCAGAACAAATTGCAAGCAAGATTTTAGCGCCAAAAGTTGTTGAAATATTAAAAGGTGCTAGACCTAATTTATTAATGGGGGATTAAGCATGAAACAAAAAGAAATTGAAAACAATTTTACTTACCATAGCCCAACACCAGAAATGCAAGCCAAATTTCCTATTTTAAGAAACAAGGCAAAAGAACTTGCATTGCTTATTGAAGAATTGGTGCCTAATGGCAGAGAAAAAGCACTTGCACACACAAAACTACAAGAGGTTATAATGTGGGCAAATGCAGGCATTACAATACCCAAAGTGGAGGATTAACTATGAGTAAGATAGGTTATAAAAATGTTGCTATTTTATACACCCTAGAAGATGAAAAAATACAACAAATTAAGTGTAAAACAAACTCAAGGAATTACACCACAAGTTCATTTATGGGTAGTGGTAAGTTAAGCCAAGGGCAAACACTAGAAATAGCAACAAAAGACAAATTAAACAAAAAAATTAAAGCTGGTGCTACCAGGTGTTTATACAATGGCAACTTTTATATGGTTGTTGGTGTTTTTGACCTAGATACAGCACCAATAAAACAAAAAACAAGGCAAATTAAGGACAATATACTTTCTTTGCAATAAGGAGTTACACATGTTTAATATTAACACTTTTGGTGAAACCCTTTTGTCTAATTTAATATTCAATGCCCCTGTAAGAACCAAACCACCAGCAGGACCACATGGCACATCGCCTTACCCAGGAAATTTAAGGCAAAATGGTATTAATTTGCAATATGTAAATAGCAAACATATAAAAATAGTTATTGGTGGAGCACCTGCACCTTATGGACCTTATACAGAAACAAAAAGCCATAAGCCAGGTTGGATAGCAAAAAGTGTTAATGACACAGCAAATGCTTTTATAAATAAGTTTGGAGGTAAAATAGTATAATGACACTAAACAATAGTTATAACATGGAAGATTTAGCAAAGGTCTTTCAAAAAATATTAGGTGATAATCATTACTCAATAGATGTTTATTCAAACCTTGATATTGAGGGCAATGTGGTTCAAGGTTTAATGAAGCCTTACCGCCGACCTTTCAAACTTTCAAATATTAAGGCAGAAACAGTAGAATTAACATTTGAGTTCTATATAAGTGTTAGAAAATTGCAAAATAAGTTAGATGAATTGGCAACAATTTCAAAAATATGTGGTTTTAGAAAAGGAACATTTACAAGCAATGGCAAAACTTTTAGTTATCACAGCTTTTTAGATTTTGCTACACCTGCTAATGCACCTGTAACCGATTTTGGTGATTATACGCAAGTTGTGGTTGTAACAGGCACTTGCTTGGTGGCGGAGCCAAATGGTGCAATGGTTAGCAATGATATTAGAACAACACTAACTATTAACCCAGACACAAGCAATGAGTTATCTGGCGAATTAGAGGTTTTAACTTATAGTTTTGGTCCAACAAATGCTCCAGAAAGCCCACAAATGGCAAATAGGGTTGTTGCACAAACATTTAACAAAACACAATCTTACAACTACACCTACACAATATTGGTGTTGAAAAATGCAATATATGAACGCCTTATTAAAGCAGCAAGAAATATACAACCTTTTGGTTTAAATGAAAATGTAAAAATAAAAGATATATTTCCAGCATTTACCGATGAACCATTTGAGGTTGAAAATAATTGTGTTGTTGTAGAGTGCTCTTTTATAGGGCAAGCTGGTGCGTTTGCAACTATGCAATTAACTCTACATGATGCAATAGATGTTGATGATTTAGATGATTAAATAAACTTACAAGGAGGCATATTTATGGCTGAAACAAATATTAATATTTACCTACATGATGGCGAAGAATCTAACCCAACAAGCCCACAAGATCCTGGAACAACCCCAGAACCAGAAGATCCAACCCAAAATAAAGGCAAACAGGGTAAGGAAAACAAAAACATGGCTCTTATGGTTGGTGCATATTTAGGCAAGCAAGCAATTAATTTTGCAACAGCTAGGGTTGGGCAAGCAACACATAGTTCACTAATGCAACAAAAAATGAATAGTGCAACCAAACTTGTTGCTTATGGCGCCATGATGGCTGTAAACCCTGTTTTGGGTGTTGCTGCTTTTGGAGTTGATTTAATAAGTTCATCCATAGATTATGCACATAAAGCGAATAATGAAAGAACTAGCATGATTATTGTTGGTGAAAGAGCCGGCAATATAAATAGGAGTAGATAGCATGATAACAAACATTAAAATTCAAAAAGTGGTTGTTTCTAATGGTGTGTTAAACCAAAAAATATATACCCCTATTGATATAACAAACCAACTAGAAATGCCAATGTTAGACACAATGCAACTAGATGGGGTATTAGATACAACACAAATTTCATTATTAAACCACAATGCAACACCATTAAAGCCATTTACAGGCATTATAATTGCCCTAACAGAAGATGACAAAGATGGTAGCGAAACAGAATATATTTATAGATATGTTGATAATGATGTGGTTACAAACGTTGTTAGTGGACCAAACCCAATTTATAGGCACTCAATTTCATTGATAGAAATTACTAAAATATTAGAAAGGGTGGCGGTTGACAACTTAACATTTACAAACTACCTAGATGACAACTATGGAACAGATACCCCAATAAAACTTTTGTATGACTACAATGATGTTAAAAATATATCAACCGGTAGTTCTATGATGTTGGCTGTAAGCGTTGCAGGATATTATGGCATACAAATACCAGAAATTAAATATTCAAGCGATAGTAACTATTTTTATGGACCTTATAGAATATTACAAAAAAGTGGTTATAAGTTGGCTACAAAGGGTGAAAGTGGTGCATTATTGGTTGTGGCAGATGACACACCTACCGAGTTGGTTGAGGGTGTTGAAGAGGGCGAGTTGTTTAACCCTGCAACACAAATTATGTTAAAAGATGTTACCCCACAACTAGAAACAGCAATTGTTGGTGATTATGTTAAATACTATAATGCAAAAGCTGACAATACAATAAACACAAACATAAAATGCTCAATAAAAATTACTTACTATACAACTAAAATATTCAAGTTGTTTGGCTGGTTTAAGCAAACAAGTTATGCAAGCCTCACAGAGTTTTATGTTCAATTGCCAGATGGTAGCAAAAAAAGTTTAAGCACAAATGGTTCATTTGAATTTACTCAAACAGGCAAACACACATTTTATCAAAAATACACATGGTCTGCATGCGAGTGGCTATTCCATTGGGAAATAGTTGTTGTGGATTCATTAAATGATATGCCACAAAAATACACAATAAGAGATGTTATAGATAGATTATTAAGTGTTTGTTCTTTAAGGCGTGAGGGTTTAGACAACCCTAGATTCTGCCTTGATATTGCAACAGGTGAAAAGCTGGCACAAAAATTAAGTCCAGAGTTTAGTTTTACCCAAGGCACATTATTTGAGGCATTGCAACAAATTGGTGAGTATATTCATGCTATACCTAGGTTAATACCAAATGTAACTTACGATTATGAATATGATGCTAGTGGAAATGTTGAAAGCGTGACAAGGGATGATTATAGCCATTGGAACGTTATAACATTTGACTTTTTAGGTGACACAACCGAACATACAAAAACAAACTATTCTATATTGGATGCCGAGCATCCTATGGAAGATTTTGCTACAAACTTTGTGAGCAACATACAAAATGCAACCCAAAGTAACTATGATGGCAACACAACCATAACAGAGCCATTTATTGGTGGTTATTTATCAACTAGAACAGAATCCTCAACCTTTGAGATTAGCAACGATAATTGTATTTTTAAAACTAGAAAAAAAATAAGGTCGATTATTTCTGTTAAGGTTCACAGTAAGGGCAAAATAAAAGATATAACGCCTTATGTAATTGAAAAAGCAAGTTTTAACACCAAAAGCACTTACACAACAAGCGATATTTATTCAAGCAAGGCATTTTTTCTTTACTATGTTGAGGGTGAAAAAAACCTGTATAACCTAGAGTATTTAAGAGAACAGCAAACAATGTTAAACAATTTCACCAACCAAGAGGCAATCAAAAACATACTTTCAATTGATGAAACAATAGATGTTGAAACTTGGATCAAAAATTTAAGTGTGCAAATTGAATATATACCTTACCAAGATTTTAAGGCAAGGCAATATAAAACACTAACCGATCCAACAAGTGAAGATTTATCACTTTTCTACAACCAACAAGCAAATGAGGTCGATGTTGATGCCTATGGTGAAAGCATAAACTTTGCATTACTTAAAACAGGTAACCAAAAGTTGTCAAAAACCAAGTATTATAACAAACTTAAAAACATGCCTAGGTGTGGTTATTTAATGGATGGTTGTTATATTTTTAAAATAAATAGAGAAATAAATGTTTATACGCCAATTAAAACAACAATAAGTTTAACCAAAGATTACAATGAAATGTTTGCTTTTAATGGTGTGAAAAAAAATATAAGGCAGTATGAAATAAGCGAAAAAGAGTGCATTAATAGAAATCCGGATTACCAAGAATTTTGTTTTGTAGACACAAGTTTTGATATGGATGATATTTTTAATGATGACACTTTGCAAGAATTTCAAAGCAACATAATTGAAAAACTATCAACACTTGGTTTTGCTACCAATAAAAACCTAAAACAAATAGCAAGCAAGTTGTCAAACAACAATGAACAATCCAAACCAATATCCTATGCCATTATAAAAACTAGAAGTGCAGCAAGAGATGGAAATAGAGAAACACATTGCTTTTTACTACCAACAGCTTGTTTTCCTTTTGGTAGGTCGATAGTTTTAAGTTTTGCAATGGATGATAATTATAGTGCTGGAACCACAGCTGTAGATGCTAGGGGTTTGGATAAAGATAATGATGACATTATAGACACCTATGCCCTGGAGAATTACATCCCTTATGGCAACGAATTTGGCAGATTTGATGATATGAGTGTGGTGTTTGGTGCAGATAACCCACTTATTAACTATAATGGGGATATAAAAGGAAATAGCAAACTTTTATATAAGGTTAATGAGGATAACATAAATAAAGAAAGTATAGTTGTTGATTTTGAAAACCACCCATTTTTAGTTGATAAAGATAGCCGAGAACAAATACAATTAACAACACAATTAAACTTTGTTACTTATAACAAAAACATTTTAATTGGTTCTGCAATGGCACACACAACACCTTTAACAACAAGCGCAGAAAATTCATATAAATATGTTTTATTCTACAATAAGCCAAATAAATTTGAAGAGTTTGTTGATGTTTCAAACATAGTAAATATGGGCAAATTAACCGCCACCCCAGACAACGATAAGAAATTTATTAAGATTTCACCGATCACCTCTTGCATTAATGCGTGTGGTTATGGTATAATAGACAGCAACAATAGGTTGTGTGTTTATATTGATGAACCTGTAAAGATTGATCAAGATACTAAACCAATATACCTAATGTTTAGGAGCGGGGTGTAAAATGAATAAAAGAAAAGCAATGTCTATTTCATGTTTAACTTTAAGCATAATAAACTTTATTATGGCAACCATTTGGATTATTGTTGTTGCAACTGCTATGTTAAGTCCAAATTTAGATAAAGCCAACAATGTTTTTCTAGACATTGTTGAAACCTTTTCGATTTTTGGTGTGCTAATTGCCAATGGTGTTGTTTTACTACTTGCCTTTATACATTTTAAAAATAAAAAGCAAGTTAAATAGCAAACAATTTAATAGATAATTAAGAGTAACCTAACCAGGTTGCTCTTTTTTATAAACTTTTTTAAGAAAGGAGGTAAAAAGCAGATGTTTTGTTTGGTTAGTGGTAAAAAACAAACTTGATTTTTTACCTCACAAAAAAATTATAAAAGGAGTAAATTATGAAACTAATTTTTAACAAAAGTGGTGACCTAGTTATTAAGCGTGGTGAGGCACTTTTTAGAGGTAGTAAAGGCGCTAATTATGTTATTGTTGGTTGGGCAAAGGGTGAAGAGCCAGACATACCACTTGCGAGGCTTGGTGCAGATATTAATATAACTTACCCAGACAACACCCAAAGTGGTTGGCAAGACATGACACCACACACAAATAACAATAAATGGTTTTACTACAAAGCACAAGGCAAAGACCTTGAGCAAGATGGTGGAGCTGTTATAAATATTAGAATTTATGACACAGCCAATGTTATTTACGATACTGATGGCGAAACAATCCTTGATATTGCTGAAACCTTGGTTACAAGGGGTGTTGGAGTTATTATTAAAGGTGGAACAATTGCACAACCTACCTACATTGAAGATAAAGAAATAAATGCAATTAAGCGTAGCAATACTGAATTGCACACATTAGCATTTAAAAAGTTCGATGTAAACGAAATTGAAAGTGTTGTTGCAGATTATAGTTTAGATGGCTATAAAACACCAAACTCATTGTATTATAACTTTACACATGAGGTTGTTAATAGCATTAGCACAGATGAAAGCGAGGTTATAACTACAAGTGGAACATTGCAAGTTATGACTTTTGAAGATACCGACAATAAGGTTTACCAAACTGAAACATTTTATGCAGGTGGCAAAACTTACATTAGATTATTGGTATTCAAGCACACTTGGGCTAACAATATTGATTTCTTTGAGTTATATGGTGAGGTTGCACCATTTAGCCCATTAGGTTATGGAACAACAGGACCTAGGGGTTTACAAGGACCAGAGGGTCCAGAGGGACCTGTGGGACCACAAGGTGAACGTGGACCACAAGGAATCCAAGGACCACAAGGAATCCAAGGACCGGTTGGACCACAAGGCGAAATTGGACCACAAGGACCTCAAGGTGTTCAAGGTATGCAAGGACCTGTTGGTGAAACAGGCAGTGGTTTTGGCTTTACACAAATTTATAACTCTATTGAAGAAATGGAGGCAGATTTTGTAGAATCTGGCGACAAAGGTGTAACACTTGGCAAAGCTGTTATTATTATTCCACGCAATGAAGATGGAACCGAAAACACCGATCATGAGGATTATGGTAAAATCTATATTAAAGGTAATGAGGATATAGGTTGGTGTTTTGCCGGTAAGTTTACAGCAGGTTTGCCTGTTGAGGGTCCACCAGGACCAATGGGACCACAGGGTGAACAAGGACCCCAAGGTGAACAAGGACCAGAGGGTCCACAGGGTCCACAGGGTGAGCAAGGCATACAAGGTCCTCAAGGTGAGGTTGGTCCGGTAGGTCCACAGGGTCCACAGGGCATACAAGGTCCACAAGGTTTGCAAGGTCCCCAAGGTGAAAAGGGTGAGAAAGGTGATGCAGGTGGTGCAACCGGTCCACAAGGTCCTCCAGGTGAAATAGGTCCTCCAGGTGATAGTGATAAATGGGTGGATTTAGGAACTTGCACAATATTGCCAGAAGATTGGGTTTACAACGAACTTAAAGATTGTTTTGAATATAGATATTACAACGAGGCAATTACTGATGCAATAACACAAAGTATTTATGCTATTTATACTGTTGCAACAGAAAAAAACATTGTTGCTAATGGAATATTAGTTTATGGTGAAATTGAAAGCATTGTTGATGGTCCATTTGTTTACAATATTATAAGAATTGACCAAAGACCAACATTTAACTTTGTTTTAAGAATTTACAAACTAAACACAGCTGTTGATACTGATTTTAATTATGGTGTTATTACTGCAAATAAAATTAAATACACCGATGAACTTAATGTTGAGGAGGCATTGGATAGCCTCGACAAAAACAAGGTTAGCAAAGAACCAGGCAAAGGTTTAAGTTCTTTTGACTATAACTTGGGCGAAAAGAACCAAAACTTGCAAAATAAAAATGATATTTCATCATTGTTTAACAAGTTTACACAGCTTGCAAATGGTGGCTTTGTAGCAGCAAAATCAAAGCATGCAACAAATGCAGATAGCGCCAACTATGCAACAACTGCTGGCAGGGCTAACAGTGCAGCAACAGTTGATGGTGGAGCTGTAAAAAATATTGTGCAACAATTCATTACAAATAATGGCTTTAACCTAAACATTGAAGATAAGTTTGAAACTATTGTTGTAAGTAGGAAAGAGTGGACCGGTCCATTTAGTAAAGAGTGGATTAAGCACTATTGCAACCACAATTGGCACATTATAACAATTGGCGAATTAAGGATTGTTTATGGTTGTGTTGAAAACCTAGAACAAAACTTTGACACTTGGGTTGGTTGGGGCAAGAACTTATTTAAAAATGGTGGAACTAATGGCTATGTTATTATTCCTGGATTCACCATTGAAAATAGGAGCGATGGTAGAGGCATGGATGAACCTGTGCATGTTAAAGGCAAGGCGCAAAATGGCTTTACTTTCTATAACTCAAATGGTTACACAGCAACCGGAACATACATTGCAATAGGATTAAAGGCGTAGGAGGTGCAAAATGAACGGAATTGTAAGCAACACAAGATATGTTGATTTATCAAAAGTAGATGATGTGCAATTAAATGGTGAATCCATTGTTGGGCAAAACAAGGTTGTAGAACTTGCACCTATTGTTGCAGATATTATTGCAAACCTAGAGGCAACATTTATTCAAGCATCTTACACAAAAGATGAGGTTAATAACCTTATTGCTAATAGAGCTGGTTTTGAAATAGTTGATGCTTTACCTACCGAAAACATAAGCCCAAACAAAATATATTTACTTAAACTAAAAACCGATAACAACCCAGCAGATAATGATGTTTATGATGAATATATTTATATAAACAATGCCTGGGAGCATGTTGGTAGTTTTCAAGCTGATTTTAGCAATATTTACACCAAAGAACAGGTTGTTGGATTGCTTAATGATACATTGGAGGCATTAACTAGCGAATTTGAAACAGTGAAACAAGGTTTTGAAGATTTAAAAACCCATGTTGGCGCTATTAACGATGTGTTAGATGCTATAAATGGTGAGGTGGTTTAGTATGGGCACAACAAGTAACAAATTAAATTACCTTAACCAAACAAAAAACCTTATAGCACAAGCCATAAGGGGTAAAGGTGTTGAGGTTGATACAAAAGCAACTTTTAGGAGTTATGCAAACAAAATTAAGCAAATTAAGGCAGTAGTAGTTGGTGGTGGTGATGCCACCAACGAAATCGACCTTATTTTAGTTGGTGGGTATGGTTCATTAAACCAGACCCAAATTGAAAACTTTATTAATGGCAAATACAAATATAGGAGGAGTCAATAATGGGTAAAACCTTAAATGATTTATATGATGGTATTTATTCTATTGCTAAAAAGGTTGTGCAAAAAGGTGGCACAATTACATCTAGTAACATAAGCCCATCATTTAATGACATTATAAATGGTATTGAATCAATACCTTATGCCCCTGTAAATTTGCAGGGTGTTGCTAATGTTATATTAGCTGAAATGCCAAATGTTACCATAACAATGGAAGACGAGGCAGGCAATGTTATTGAAAGCAAAACAACAAATGCCACATTAGGTGGTAGTGTTGCATTTTCTATTAGTGAATTTGGCAATTATAGATTTACAGCTTACAATAGCGAGGGCGTAGAACTTTGGAGCAAATTATTTGGTGTTCCAAGTGCCGGCATTTATAATTGTAAAGTTGGCAAAGCGTTTGCTGATTACACAGATGAAGAAATGTTTTTGGCTATTGATAATGATTATGCCAAATTTATGTGGTCTGTTGAAGATGAAAGAACAACAACAACCATGGGTAGTAGCACAGTTTGGCAAATTTATGGCTTTAACATTGCTAGATTGGCAGATGGTAGTGGTGAATATTCACACATGTCCTTAATTATGAAAAAATACACAAGTGCATCATATAAGCACAATAGTAGCAATGACAACACAATTGGTTGGGAGGGTTCATTGATTAGACAAAATGGGCTTGCTGCTGGCGATGTTTATTATACTAGGGCAACAGTTGATGCAAACACAACCGGTGATTATTATGCTTATGATGAAATGGCTAATGAGTGGGTGCTTAAAAGTTTACCATTGGAGTATGATGAAACTGAGGTGTATTACACACAAAATGTGGTGGCAGAAGATGGCGCATTTATTACAGGCATACCTGCATGGAAAGACCACATTAAACAAGTTGAGGTGCCAACTGCCGATGCTGGTTCTGGTTATAAGAAAATCATTATTTCAAAAGATAGGGTAACCATACCTAGCGATGGCGAAGTTTTAGGCAATGAAAAGCGTTATAGTAGATATAGCCAATATGAGTTAGAGGGTGAACAAAAAGATTTCTTTAAAAACAATTACACCGACTCTAAAATTAGGCTTGGCAACGGATGGTGGTTGCGTTCGCCTAACTCTGGCAATGCTACCACCTTTTGCTTTGTGGACTACAATGGCAGTGTCTACAGCTCGAATGCGAGCGGCAGCAATAAGGCGCGCCTGGTTGTCAATTTATAATCTAGAAAATAAAATCACAATGGCGAAAGCCATTGTTTAAGGGGTGTTTATGGGTGTTTTAAAATCTTTAAGACATGAAAGTGTTGCACAATTTTTAATCAATGCTGAAAATTTGCGAACTTTCACAGCAATAACAATTACCAAATTATCCAATAAATACAAGGAGTATAATTTACATGCTTACAGGTTAGCCCAATTGGTTTTAGATGACTTAATTAGGGCTAACAGCTTGTATTTGAGCAAGGATAGACCAGCCAACTACCAGGCAAGGCAAACATTGTTTGACAAAGCACTTGGAAACTTAAATTGTTTATCTAACCATATTGTGTTTTTATGTGAATTGGCAGACACCTTTGATGAAAACGATAAAAAGAAAAAGCCAAAAATTACAGATAAAAGATGGTTAAATTGGGCATCTATGATAAATAAAACAAAAACTTTAATTCAAAAAGTAAAAGATAGTGATACCCAAAGAATAAAACAAGCCCCAAACAATTTAGGTGCATAATTGTATATCACGCGCTAGGCTTGGCAACAATTGGTGGTTGCGTTCGCCTAACTCTGGCAATGCTACCAACTTTTGCTATGTGGACAACAATGGCAATGTCAACAACAACAATGCGAGCAACAGCAATAAGGCGCGCCTGGATTCGATTAGAATATTTATGCCTGGCAAGTAACCGAAAATGTGAAACCAGGCGAATAATTGAAGGAATTATGCTCCCTTGCACAAAGATAGTCACAAAATGTGGCTATTTTTTATAATGCTAAAATTTGCACTTTGATATGTTTAGCAATTTAGTTGCTAGTAACATTTAGGGGTAACCCACAAAGGAGTTTTTAATACATGATCGGTTGCACTTACAATGAGGTCTTTTCATTTGGTAACTTATACAGGGCAGCAAAAAGTTGTTATAAGGGTGTAAATTGGAAAACCAGCACCCAAAAATTTAAACTTAATGCCCTTTGCAATGTTGCAAATATATATGAACAATTACAACAACATTGTTATAAAAGCAAAGGTTTTTATGTGTTTAAACGATGTGAAAGAGGCAAAGAAAGAACCATCAAGTCAATACACATAAGCGAAAGAGTGGTGCAAAAGTGCTTATGTGATAATTGTTTGGTGCCTAAACTTTCAAAAAGTTTAATACATGACAATGGTGCTTGTTTAAAAGGCAAAGGTTTGTATTTTACAGCTAACAGGCTCAAAGCACATTTGCAACAATATTATAGAAAAAACAAATTTTCTAACAAAGGATATGTTTTAACTTTTGATTTTTCAAAGTTTTTTGAAAGCATACCACACGATAAATTAAAAGAAAAGGTTGCCAAATTAATAAAAGATAAAGAAATTTTAAGTATTTACAATTATTTTGTTGACCAATTTGGTGATACAGGATTGGGTTTAGGTAGTCAAATATCACAAATTAGTGCTTTATTTTACATTAATGACTTTGATCACTATATTAAGGAAAAGTTAGGTGTTAAATATTATGGGCGCTATATGGATGATGGCTACCTTATACACCATGATAAAGCATTTTTAAAAAAGTGCTTAAATGAAATTATAAGGTTGGCAACCGAAATGGGGTTAAAGCTGAACCTTAAAAAAACAAAAATAACAAAACTAGAAAATGGTTTTATGTTTCTTAATAGGCATTGGTATTTAACAGAGAAAGGTTATGTTAAAACCAAACCTAGCCACAAAACAATGGTTAGATTAAGGCGTAAATACAACAAACTTTTAACCTTTGCTGCTCCAGAAGATATAGAAACATTTAAAGGTTCTGTTAATGGTTTTCTAATTTTTTATAACAATGGGAGGTTATATGACTATGTTGTTCAAACTCAAAAACGAACCAACCCTAACTAAAAACAATGGTGAAATTATTGTTAATAAAGTTTGGGTGGAAAATAACACACTTTATTTGGTTGATAATGATACCACTTACAAATTGGAAAATGATAATTGGTATATTAAAACACCACTTACCAATGATGAATTTATTTCACTTGGAATTGGCGCATTGCCAACCTACCTAACAAATAATGTAGATGTTGAAGATATAGATGCCTTTAATGGCTTATTTGAACCTTGCGAAACAGACAATGTGTAGAAAACAAAAAACTATAACCCTTTTAACTGAAAGGGTGGAAAATGGCGTTTATATTAGAGAGCACCAAACATTTACATTAAAACAATATAAAAAAATGCTCAAGCAAGGGCAAAAAGGAGTAAAAAATGTTAAAAGAAATTAAACTAAAAGAAACCTACAAGGTTGAAAATAAAAAAGTTTATGCTGTTGTTAAGGAAACCGGCAGTAGAAGACCGGTTGATGGTTGTGATGTTAGGGTTGAACTAGCACAAAAAGATGAATTATTGGCACAAGAACAGGCAGCGCTAGAAAATCGACTTAATGAAATTGTAAAAGAAAGGTCTGCCAACCAAAAGTTAGACAACCAACTTGCAGCTTTGGGTTATTGTAAAAAGGATAAACCTATTTACAAAAAAATAGATGGCATAACAATGCGTGATTCTAATGGCAACCCACTTATTGACAAATACACACACCAAAGTGATTGCCCTAGTAGGGGGTGCTAACTATGGTTGAGTTATTTGAATTAATAATGCAATATCCAGCACAATTTTTGGCTGGGCTTGGTTTAAGTTCTGGTGCTATTTATTTAATTTTTAGTAGTATTAAGGGTTTTATTAAACTTGTAACAAAGAAAAGCACAAAGTTAAAACAAATAGCCAATAATAATGCTATTGCTGATGCAGTAGTTAATAAATTGGGTGATATGGATGCCTTTATTGATAAGGTGGCGGAA